CTTTTATATCTGTAGTGTTCTTATATGAATTTTACAAGTATAAAATTTAGTGGGTTTTTTGGGTTTAAGAGTCCGCAAGTCCGCTCGGAAACTCGTGGTAAAATTGTGAGAGAAAAAAAAAAGTTGAAAAGTTGGGAACTTAATTTGCTGAACCGTGTTCGTCACGCCAGTGAATGGTACGGCCGATGGCTACGTTGACGTCGTCTGCAACTCCGTAATCCTTATCAAAGGATAGTACAGCCCAAATTGCTTGGGAGCGTGGAGTGTTTGTAGTGATGGTGTCTACGGCTACTGAGTAAGGCGTGTCTGTTTCTACGTTGATAACCTTGTTGGGGAAAGTCATATCACAGTTGACGTGTCTGATAATGTCTACGTCGGAGGTGGATAACTGAGGTCTGAATTTAATCCATTTAGTTTTTTGAACTGGTTTCCAGTAAGTGTAATTAATCTTATTAGGTGCTACTGCGTGTAGTAGGTTAGTAGCCGGGTTGCCGGAAAGTGTGCCTCCGCTGTCGCCATTAATAATGTATCCCATTGAGTAAAGTCCTTCGGGTAAGTTAAGAGTGTGGGCTTCAGACGTTGGAATGATTTTACGAGGTGTAAGAAAATCAATACGCATCCAACGTACGGGGTCGGTAACGGCCATCTTCATAGTAATCTTAAATTTGTATTCTGCTTTGAGGGGCAGGTAGCGGTTCTTAGAAACTTCACAGTCGTTCATAGCCCATAGGGGGTTGTACTTAGCGTCAGTACTGGAGAAAAAAGATGGTGATGGAATAAAGGTACGGGCAAGGGGTAGTCCGTCTTTAGTAGTGTTATTTACAGTGTGTAGGTGGCAGTCGTCTGTAAAATCGTTCATTTGGAATGCAAGGGGTCGGCCTCGGGAAAAGCCTCCGGCGCCTACGTGGGCGGTGTCCATAAGGATGGTCTCCATACGTTTCTGGTAAGGACCAATCTGAGAAACTTGGAGTTGCTTAACCTGGCGGGCAAGTGTGTAAATTGAAGAGGTGTTCTTTACGGTCTTGGGGACGTACTTCTTCTTCTGGATGGAAAGAGCAGGCTTGTTAAACGTCTTCCTACGGAAATTAGGTCGGTAAGTAGTGCGAGGATTTCGCTTTCGATAGTTCTTCGCATAGGCTGGCATTTTTAAAATAATGCTTAGAAAATAAAAATGGTTTTTAAACGCGTTAAAAACTTAAAAATAAAATCTTATGTAATTGTAAATGGATAGAGTAAATAGTACCGATAGTACCGGGGAGTTTTTGGGTAATACTAGACCAAAAACGCAAGTAAGTGCTTGTAAAATGTGGTGTTTTACCCTTAATAATTATAATGAAAATGATATTGAGAAAATAGTACTGGTTTTTAAAGGTGTGTGTAAATTATTTATCATCGGAAAAGAAGTTGGAGAAAGTGGTACGCCACATTTACAGGGATATTGTGAATTTATAAAAAGGATAAGACCGTTGTCGTTAAAATTAACTGAGAAAATACATTGGGAAAAATGTAAAGGTAATCGGGAACAAAATGTAGATTATTGTAGTAAGGAAAATGTCTTGATAAAATATGGGTTTCCTGAGGAGGTAAAAGTTATTGATAATTTGAAACCCTGGCAGAGCGATGTTGTTAAAATCATAGAGGAGGAACCAGATGATAGAACTATACACTGGTATTTTGACGGTAAAGGAGGAATTGGGAAATCTGCATTGGTAAAATTGTTGTGTGTAAAATATGATGCGATTATTTGCAGTGGAAAATCTGCTGATATGAAATATCTGATGGTAAAATATTATGAGAAAAATGATAGATATCCGAAAATTGTAATTTTTGATGTGCCGAGGTCAAAGTGTGGTTTTATAAACTACAGTGGATTAGAGGAAATTAAAAACGGTTGTTTTTGTAGTACGAAATATGAATGTGGTATGGTTGTAATGGATAGTCCGCACGTGTTAGTGTTTGCTAATGAGCCACCTGATTATGATAAGTTGTCTATGGACCGGTGGAAGGTGACAGAATTGTAAGAGACTGTTTACTACGCCCTTCACTCGCAGAATTACACCCTTCGGGCACGCTTCGCTGTAATTCCACTCATCGGGCTGCGCGCTTCGCTTGCTTGGTCACCTATCAGGATTTTGCAATCCTTCACTTTTATATCTGTAGTGTTCTTATATGAATTTTACAAGTATAAAATTTAGTGGGTTTTTTGGGTTTAAGAGTCCGCAAGTCCGCTCGGAAACTCGTGGTAAAATTGTGAGAGAAAAAAAAAAG